CCAGAACTTTCTGTCATACCTGTTCCTATTATTCCAGGTGAATCAGTATCTATTCTTTCCCAATTTGCTGTTATTACCCCACTGCTTCCAACTAAATTTGTATTTATTCTCCATTGATCTGCTTCTGTAATTCCAAATGAACCAGATAATTTAGTAGATACAATAGCCGCACTTGCATTAATGTCTGCATTAACAATAGTACCATCTACAATCTTTGCAGATGTTATAATACCATCAGCTATATCCGCAGAAGTTAAAGGTACTGCAGAAGGTTTATTTCCTATAAAAGGCATAATTAATTTCCTATTATGAACTTATATCATCAACTACAGAAACCCAAACGTCTAATGATGAAGCTGTGTCTGAAATTATTTTAAGTGCATCTCCAGATTGCATAACAAACTTAGCACCACCATCTAAAACTTGTAATGATGAACCTGCTGGGATTGGAGCTGACTTTACTAAATAAATATCGTTAGAACCATCGTTAATATAAACATCTGCATTAACCGCAGAAGCTGTAATATTAGCAACTGATATTCCTACAACTGTATCGTATGAGTTAGCTGTGAAAGATGTAACAGCAGATGTGCCTACGTTATTGTTTGTGTATCTTCTAAAATTTTGTGCCATATTTTATTTCCTATTATATTATTTGTTACTATAAAGCAATTGACATAGCAATCGCAAAACCATTACTTGCTTTACTATCTATTTGAGTTTGAATAGCTGAAGTTACACCATTCAAATAACCAAATTCTGTATTATCTACTGTACCTGTTCCAATCTTAGTTGCAGCTATTGAATTAACTGCAAGTGATATTGTACCAGAAGAAGTTATTGGACTTCCTGTTACTGTAAATTCTGAAGATCCTGAATCAGCTACTGCTACAGATGTTACTGTACCACCTGAGCTTGGGAATACTTGTGTATATGAAATAGAACTAGAACCAAGTGTAGCACTTGTGTCTGTAGTACATAAAAATAAATCATCAGCATGAGTAGTACCTTCTGATACTAAAATTAACTGTCCAGCAATTTCTGATATTATATCAAATTCTGTATCTCTTGAAGCAGCTCCTGAAGCTACAACAATATATAAACCATTTTGAGATGCAGTAGATTGATCTTTTAATAAAACTCTATTTCCTGTTACTAATGTAACACCATCTAAAGTATCACCATTTTCTAATCCTGTAGAAATATTAACATTTGCAGTAGAAGCAACTCTAGCAATAACTCTTGTTCTAAGACCAGTAACTAAATTATCAACATAATTTTTAGTAGCAGCTTCAGAAGAAGATGACGGATCACCTAATCCTGTAATTGTTCCACCAGTTAAAGCTACGTTGTTAGCATTTTGAGTTGCTATAGTTCCTAATCCTAATGTTGTTCTTTGAGTAGATGCATCAGCATCATCAAGTAATGCTTTACCAGCAGTTGTTAAATCAAATACTGCAGCTGTTCCTGATCCTGTAAATTGAATACCTTTGTCAGCGGCAGAAGTTAATCCAGCGATTGCTGCAAGTTCAGCATCATATGCTTGTACGTTTGTACCAATAGCTAAACCTAAATTAGTTCTAGCAGTAGATGTAGAAGATACATCAGATAAATTATTTGAAGCTGTAAGTTTAGTTCCAAGTTGCGTTTGAATAGCACTTGTTACTCCTGATACATAACCTAGTTCAGTATCTGTAACTGTTGATACAGCAATCTTTCCAGATGAATTAGATATAGCAGCTCTACTAGCAGTTAAGTCAGAAGTTACTACGGTTGTAGCAGCACCTGTTATTGTAGCTTGTTTAGCATCTATTTGTGTTTGTATTGCAGATGTAACTCCATCAAGATATGAAAATTCTAAATTAGATACTGCACCACCGCCAATTTTAGTTGCGTCAATTGCAGCTGCTGCTGCGACTTTAGCATTAGTAATAACTAGTTCTGGTATTGAATCTCCAGTTTTAGATAATGCAGCAACATAAATAACTACTGCTTCGTTAGCTAATGAACCACTATCCCATGTTACTGTTACAGTTGTATTAGTTGAAAATGTAGTTGCACTTATTGTTCCATAGATAGTTCCTGGAGTTGTAGCTATTGCTTTAACTCTACGACCTACATGATAAAAACTTGTAACATCTACACCAGCTACTGTGAATGAAGTTGCTGAAGCATAAGTAATAGTAAATCCATTATCTCCATCTCCATAAATAACCCATTGAGAATCGTTATACCATTCTCTAATTTCTGCAGCTAATCCTCTAAAAGCATTATTAATATTAGAAGGTAACATTCCTTCTGCAACACTAATTGAACCTATTGTAGTATTACTTGATGCTGTTGTGCTGTAATCTTTAATTCCTGCCATATTAATCTCCTATGAACCATGAGAAAACTTTATCGTTTTCTGTATTGAATTTGTTTATATATGTATTTACCGCTTCTTCAAGTTGTCTTTGAAAGTATTCTTGCGTCTCAAATGAATACCTAACATTATCTATATCTTTTTCAACAACTTCTACCATTATCTATATCCTGCTCTACTTGCTACAAGATCTATACCTTGAGCATGATTCCAATTTGTTCCTGATGCTATCTTAACATTAGCTCTAACATATCTTCCTGATTGTCTTACAGGATTAATACCACTATTGGTCATAGTAGAACTTGAAGATTCTGTTTCTGTATCTGCAAGACGTTCTCTTGTTTTAACCGTAACTGTTGCTGTCGCATCTACAATGGGTCTAACACCAGTAATATTTGCTCTTGTTCCTGGAAATACTTCTTGCTCTGATGTTTCTATTTCAAATTCTAATTGATTACCAGAAAAGATTGCTGCTTTATAATCATTAGTAATACCACCTAAATATAACTGTCCACCAGACCAGAAATCTGAGTCTAATGCAATATTAATATCTTCTAAGTTTTGAGATATAATATCCATTAATTCAACAGTATAAGCTCCAACAAATTGTGAAAATATTTGGCTAGCATTAGCTTCTGCTAAAGACCATTTTTGAGTTGCGTAATTATAAATTAAAATTCTATCACAAATACCAGTTGTGTTATTTGTATTGTTTGCAGATGGGTATAACCACATCGCTAATTGATTAAATGGATCAACAGCTGCAACTATTCTATCTGTAAATGCTTTATTTAAATTACCGTCAAAAAATCTATTAACTTTTTCAGCGCCGATTGCTATAATGTTATCTCCGTCTATTTGATAAAATCCATCATCAGCATAAAAGAATACTCTTCTATTATCTTGACAAATAGTTTTTCCATAAACTGCACCTCTGTTTGGAGAGATAACTGATAATCTAAATACAGTTGCTCCACCTACAAAGTCCATACGAATAATTTGGTTTTGTCTAAATACATAACCAATTTCGCCTGATGTAATTCCAACAACTCTTCCACCTGATCCTGGTAAATCTTGAAAGTCTGCTGATTTTGAACCTTCTGTCCAAGTTGAAATATCATTTATTCCAGACCATTGAATTCTATTTGTTGCTCCGGATATATTTCCTGTAACTAAAAAATCTCTAATAACTCCTGATACTCTAAATAATGGTGGACTTCCGTCTGTAGCAATAGTTGATAAATTTGCAAAGTTTGTTGATGTTCCCATTAAATAATATTGAGGGGCATTAACTCCATTGCTTGCTATAACGTAATTTCCAAATTGTGTGAATGTAATAAAATCTGTGTTAGTACCTGATAAAGGAGTACCACCAGTAAAGTTTGTAGTTGTTAATCTTACGGTATCAGTAGAAACAGTTGTTAAATTATCTCTGCCTACAGCACCTCTTGTTACTGTAACGACTGCACCAACTACAGTTGCAGAAAAATCTGCATGAGCATCAATAGTATTTTTTAAATTTGTAGCTGTAGTATTATTATCTGTTTGAACTTGAAATTCTAATGCACCAGGAGAACCAAGAGTAGAAGTAAATACTACTGACGTTCCATTATTTTTAGTTAAAGTAATTGTTTTGCCAGCAGTTATATTTGCATAATCAGAAACTGTAATTGTGCAAGTTGCGAATGAATTGTTTAAAAGAAATCCTGATGCGCCTACATCAGTAAATGCACCTGAGGTTAATTGGTAAATAGTATCGTTAGTTGCAATAAAATTAAAAACAGTATTAGTATTGTCTCTGAATGAACCAGCACCCCTAGCGTCTGTTGCCATCGCATTAGAACTGTAAGACACCAAACTTTTAAATGGTTTATAACCTTGTAAAGCATAATAAACATTCTTAGCAACGTTTGCTCCTGGATTCAAGTGTTCAGGTTGATCTGGTAACCATTCACCAAAAGGTAATTGCATATTAATTATTCACTTACTGTTGTAACGAATCTTCTATTAAATGGAGATGATACGGTTACATCAGATCTAATTTGTAATGGCGATCCTGAAAACTGATCTTCTCTATCATTTAATTCAGCTCTTTCTAAAGCTGTTTGATACATTTGCGACCATTGTTGAGATTGATTTGGGTCAATACCACCAAGAAAATTACTTGCATGAAATAAACTTCCATACAAATAAATAGCTGGGTGATCTGTCAAAATATAATTGGAAGGGTTAGATACTGATAAAGCATCAAACTTTTTATAAAAATTTAATATGCCAGAATAAGAATCTGCTGGTCTTGGAGTAAATCTAAATGTTGATCCTAATATAGTATATGCTACTGGAAGCCCTGACATAGATGTTCCTTTAATAGAATCCATTTGAGGTGGGCTAAGATAATTCATTGCATACTTATCGTTGTTACTTAATATGTAAAAATCTCTTACTTGTAAAAATCCTGTTGGTGTGTTTTCTGTTTCTGAATCAATTGTAATTGTTGTTTGACTATGCATCTGACGTATTCTTAATTTAGAATTAAAGTCAGCTTCGGCAAGAACAATAAAATCCTCAGCTATCTCTGAAGTTAAATCTGATCTGTTTAACCAATTAGCAATTGTTGATTTTAATTCTGTGTATGTTGAGAGTGCCATTATAATCTACCTGGTGCTGTTCTAAAAAGTAAAAATTCAGAACTGTTTAATTTTTTTTTCATTATTTTATTTTGAACATCTTTTGGCAATGCAAACCAATTATTACTTCCATTGTATTCTTTTGCCCAAATTTCTAAAACAAGTGTTGGAACTGAAGCAATTCTTTTTAAATCTCTTGATTTAGAATAACCAGAGTTATGAGTATATAATTTTTTATTATGCTCTACTATTGGTTTATAATCTAAATTTTTTTCAATAACTATTCCCTTATCATCTGAGTGATAGGTAGTAGTTACTAATCCTTCCTTCTCAACTATCTTATTCATAGTCTAACTTGTTTAAATATTATTTAAACTATTTAGACATTTGACTAACAGAAGCAGTTCCATCAGCAGCACTTCTTATGAAAGAAATTTTCTGACCTGGATTTACTCTGATAATCTCAATTACGTTAGCTGGCAAATATGTATCACTAGATGTTGCAACTGGTGTACCTGCTATTTTATAAAAACAAGCTGTTGTAGCTGATAATCTTATATGGTTTATTCCTGCACCAAATGCAGCGCTAGCAGCAGCGGTTGCTGTATATGCTACGTTTTCATTTGATACTACTGCAAAAGCTGGATCTGTGCTATTACCTGACATTATTCGTTCTCCTCATCTTCATCATTAATATTTGTGTCATCATCGTCATCGTCTTGACAATTTTCACACTCCTTGTTTGATTGTTCGTATCTTAAATCTTCTAAGAGATCAATGATACTATCAATTTTATCATCTAAACTTAATTGTTTTCTTTTTTTAACCATTTGTTTCTCCGTAGTTAAATGGGGATATTGCTACCCCCACTATAATTATCTTCTTATAATAACTGTTATGTCTAGTGGTTGAGTCGTTGAAGATCCACCATCAGATGTAATAGTTATATATTGACCTTCTGTAACATTGTTAAGTGCTGTTGGTTCAGCAGTATCAATATCTCCAGCAGCTGAGCTTGTATGAGCAACTGTAAATCCACCACCTGTTACAGTAGTTCCATTTATAGCAGTCGTTACAGCAGAGTTAGCTGTTGTAATTGCTCCACCTAATACAGAAATAATTTTAATAATTTTTCCATCATCAGGTACAGCAATGTTAACTGAACTAGCAGCAGACACATCGTCTAATCTAGCAGTTAAAAAGTAGTCATTAAGTGTTCGCATTTTTTTTCCTATGTTTGCTTCGTTCCGTCTTTAGACTTCAAAGACCAAACAAAATTGTTTGTTCATGGGGGAGACTATTCCCCCCCATGAGTATTATATTATGATGTTGTTAAGTCTGCAACAATTCCTGAACCAGCTTCGTTTCTTGATTCAAGAGTATATTCAGCAACTAAGAATTGCTTCATAGCATCACCAGTTTTTGCAAGATCTTCTAAAGAGAAATCTCTTAGGTAAGCTACAGCAAAAAGATCTGGAGTGATAATTAAAGCATCTCTAGTTCTTTGAAATCTGTTTGGTGTTACTTGTAAAGCACCAAAATCAGATTCATAAACATCAACTGCAGCAACTAATCTTTTATTTTCAGCTGGGTCAAATCTTGTAGATCCACCTGTAAATCCAGAAAGTTTCTGCTTGTTGAAAGAACCAACCATAACCATTGAAGGGTCGCCACCATTATCCCACACTTGTTTGATAACAGATTTTAGTTGATCCTCTGTGAAAGCTCTTTGAGTTCCATTAGTTCTAGTAGTTGTACCAGAAGTTGAAGGAGCAGTTCCTGAAGTGCTTTCGTTTGTTTTTAACCAAGAAACAATCCCAGCTAAAGTTCTAGCTGTTGATGTATTTCCAGCTGCTACAGTTGTATTAGCTAGAAGTGATGTTTCCATATCTCTCTTAAGCTCTTTTGATGCTTTAGAGATTTGGTATGCAAGCTCAGAATTTCTTCCGGCTTTGTTAACTGCTTCTAATGTTCCAGAAATAACAACTGATTTAGTTGAAATTTGAGTAACGTTAGATTTTCTTGTAGTCGCAGTAGGAGTAGAGAATGTTACTTCATCACCTTCTACTTGTGCGTTTGATCCACTAGCTGCTGCTAATGAGTCTAATTGCCATTCATGAGTTACAGCAGTCGCTTTACTTTGCGGTATGCTAGACATGAAAGGAGTGTCTGTAGGCGATATGTTATAGATAATATCTGAAAGATCTTCTCTAAGTCCAATCGCATCGTACTTTGTAAATGTGCCTGATACTATAGCCATTTTATTTTTTCCTTTTATTTTTTGTTAGTTATAATGTCATAAAAGATACTTGCGGCATCTTTGACATTGCCTGTCTTTTTGAGACGACCTAACTTTTCCTTACGTCTTTGGAAGTTCATATCATTGCTGTCTTTTTTCACACCTGAAGATAAAAACTTACCTGGCTTAGATGCTTGCGCAGCTGAAACAGGTTTGACATTCTTAACGTTACGATACTTTAAAGCATCATTAACTAACATAACAATTCTATGGTCATAGATTTGTCCAATCTCAGCATCTTTAAATCCATAAGAATTTAAAAAATTTCTTAAATTGTTTTTAGTTGTACTAGCTTTTTGAGCATCATTAAATTCTGGCATTTTTTCTGCCAAGATTCTTTGCTGCTCTTGTACATAACTGCTTAGTTGTCTTTGTTGTTCTTGTTGTAGCTTATTAGCAGCTTCCATCATCTTCTCTTTTTTAAGGCGAATTTGACGTTCTACTTTTGTAGCTTCAACAGGATCTTCTTCATACAATTTATTCAGATCAACATTGTTGATTTCTGAATTTAATTGCTGTTGTGTAAAAGCAAGTATTTGATTTAATTCCGTAATACGTTTGGAATAGTCTTGCCTTTGTTGCTCCGTTTCAGACTGGAATTGCTTTTTTTCAAAAGATAATTCTTCTGTCTTTCTACGGTAGTCAGCATCTCTGGAATAACCTTTTTTTAATTCATCTAAGGTAACCTTTAATTCTTGACCTGCTACTTTTACAGTAAAGGTGGAATCAGGTTCTTTCTGAATATCTTCTGTTTGTTCTTGAGATACGTCAGTTTCAGAAACATCACTAGTCTCTTGTTCTGTTTCTGTTTGCGTTTCATCTGTAACCTCAGGTTGATCTGATTCAGATTCCTGGTTTATTGGTTCTTCAGAAACGACTTGTTCTTGTTTTTGAACTGGAGCTTCTTGCTCAAATTCATTTCTAGCTTCTGGTTTTACAACCTCAGCTTTTTTTTCGTTAATCTTTCCAGTTTGCGGATTAAGCAATCCTGTAATTGATTTCGCAGCTATCTGCAAATCAGACGCAGCTCCCTTAACAGGGTTGGCTTTTAACTCTGACATATTGTCTCCTTTTAGTTGAAGTTCCGCTATAAAGCGGTTGACCTATCCTAATTTTTATTATTAGAATTCTTTTTTTTCTATGGATGCTCTGAAATCTTCTAATTGTTTTTTAGCAAGTTTTCCAGTTTCCATAATCTCAATAAAATGATGTTCAACTTTTTGAACTATCTGAAATGCTAGCCATAATTTTTCTCTAGCATCTTGTTCATTAACACCTGTGTTTAATAAACTTTGAGAATATAATTTCTTTAAAGTTTCAATTGCTTCTACAAATATTGGTTCTTGTAAAACCAACTTTGCTTTTTCCGATCTACTAACTTCCGATTGGAGTTTCGCTTGATCCTGTTGTTGCATTTAATTCCTGTACCTGTTGTCCAAATTCTTGTGTTGCTTTTTGAGCTGCTGTTAAATTTTTAGAAGCATTATTTAATCTAGCTTTTGTTAAATTAACTTCTCCTTGTAATTTTGCAACGTCAATCTGTGTATTATACTTTAACTCTAATTCTTTCATTTTTGTTTGAAAGTCAAGCTGCATTTTTGAACTATTTAGTTGTAATTCTTTAAATTGTAATTCTAAGTCAGCTTGTTTTCTCTTGTTTTCACTATCTATTCTAGTGAATTCAATCTTTTCAATAGGCGTTAAAGCAGGTGCTTGCGGCGGTTGAACATACTGCATACCAACATCTGGGTTAACAAAGTAATTCTCTGTGTTTTTAAGACCAGCATTTTCAATCATTTTAGATAACGTATTATAAATATTTTTTAAAGTTACCATTGGATATTCTTTATTACCTTGCAAAGTAAATGCTTGTAATTGTTTTTCAAGAATACTGTTTAAAATAACTAATTGTTGTTCTTTAGAACCAGAACCTAATCCAACTACAATATTAATATTATATTTATCTTTCCATTCAGTTGGTCTTACTGGAATAAATACATTATTTAATTGTACTAATCTTTCTACTTCTTGGTATTTAACTGTTAATTCAAAAATCTTTTCAAATAATTCTTTAACACCAGTCTCTGCAAATATTCTAGCAATCAACTCCATACGCATTTGTGTTTGCGTCATTAGAGTATTAATTCCTGTTGCAGTTTTATTTAAACTATCAGCGTCTAATCCTTGTGCGTATCTTGTAACACCAGTTCTTGTTTCTCTAACTGTGTCTAAGTATTCAAGTAATGGAAATGCTTGAGCAGAAATTGTTTGGTTCTGCATTGGTAACATAACTTGAGAAGGCGGTTGTTTTGTTCTTACAACTCCACCTGGTCTAGCCGTAAGTAAATCATCAAGATTTACCATTCCATCCATAATCGCAATACGATTATTATTTGTTAGATACATATTGTCTAACAACTGTCTTAAAACTGTAGATTTAATTAATTGAATATCTTGTACTAATTCTGAAACTGATCTGCCATAAAATCTGTGTGGCATTGGTATTGGAGTTAATGAACAAAAAGGAATTGAATCAACTTCAACGTTATCTAATATTGCATCAGAAGTATCTCCAACAACTGTAATCTTTCTTAATTCTGCAAGACCATCTCCATCAAAATCTAATCTTACATAACATTCAAAAACGTCAATTGCATCTGTTGAAGAATCTGGAGAAGATGTAAATGGATATTCGTCTATATCAGAATATCTAGTTAATTTTTCAGAGTTAAAAATAATTTCTTGTGAGTGTGGTAATGTAGCTATGATGTCTTTATCATAACCCATTTGAATTAATTCAGTTCTTGTCTTAGTAGTTCTATGCGCTACAAAATTTGAATCTTGTATTGTCTTAGCATTTCTTTGTATTAAAAATTCTTCTGGTGGTACGTTTTCAATTTTAACTCTACCTTCGTCAGAACTTCTTCTTATTCTAAGGTTATGTTTCTTTGGTCTTGGTAAATTTAATACTTGACCTTGTTGAGCTGCTATTGCTTCTAATGCTTTAATTTGTTCGTCTTGAGACTCATCTTCTTCTTCTGAGTGTTCTATAACCTCAACGTTTTCATCATTAATAATAGATTGGTAAGAATCTTCATTTAGATCTTGATATGTTTCATGTTCATATTTTTTGCTTTCATCCCAATAAACTTTGACAATACCATTCTTTTCTAAAAGCGCATCTTTGAACCAACTATATAAAATTGTAAAACCTGGATTATCTTTATTAAAAATATAATTAATATAATTTGTAGCTTGGTCAGCAAGAGCAACATCTTCTGCTTTGACTGGTTCGCAAACAACAGTTCTATCTGATGCTGTAAAAATTCTAAGAAGATTTGGAAGTATAGTTTCAATAGTGTCAGCAACGTCAGTAGATACAACTTGAGAACGACCATCTATTTCAGTACCTAGTTTTTCTCCTAAATAATATTCAACTGATTTTTTTCTTTGTTCAGATAATTGTCCACCCAAATAACCTAGTGATGAATTTATTTCTGTACTGATAATATTCTTTATTTCTGTATCTGTTAATTTTGCCATATTAATTTATTGACTTAAAATATTTAGAAAAGAACTCTGATTTATTTTTATTATTTAAAACTAAATCTCCACCTTTTTCGCCTATAGGTATATCTCTAAAATATAATTCTTTAGGTTCAGGGTATAATCCTTCTTCAATTAATTTTTTTTCTCTCTCACTTAAGAAATCTTTTAGCTCATCTTGAACTTCAATATAAGAGCTTGGGTCTCTGTCTTTAGTTGATTTCATATTAAACAATATAGTTCGTATTTACTTCTATCTTTTTTTTCCAATTTGTCATCTCAATTCCGTAGCCAACTATTCCTGTTCTTAAAGCATCGGCGGCATGGCTTGCAAAATTGTGTATGGGTCTATTCCTAAAACATTGGTTTAAGTCGTCCCATTTTTTCTGATATGACTTTAAACATTCCATACCATAATGGCATTTGTTTTTGTCAAACCAACAGGTAGGTAGAGCTTTTCTTACTGCTTCAATCCCATCTTCTAAAGATAGTTTAGGCGCAACCTCAAATGCTATACCTAATTCTAATGCAGTTTCCAACCTTGATTTACCATAAGCTCCTAATTCTCTAACCTTAATATCATGTGGAGCAATATGTCTTGAATACTTATAACCTTTGTTATCAATAATATTTGCGTAGTGGTCTAATCCTTCGCCAGCGTTTTCGTAAAAATCTATTAATCTTATTTCGCCTTTGTGTCTTTGGGCAAACCAAATAACAGTAGAATCATTCATTCCTAAATCCCACCATGTTTCAACCGGTAGTTCTTTGTCGTATAAATTATCTATAACCCTACCATTCTTTTCGGCATCCTCAATAATAGATCCGTAATAAGAACCTGTTATTGCTGCTTGAAAAGAACACTCAAACTCTTGGTCAAACAAGTCATCTGACATAATTGACTTTGCTGCCTTTAACTCATCATCATCTAGTATCTTTGTTTCAGATGCTTTGTGTAATGATGAATACCAACCTTCTGTCTTTTGGGCGTATTGGTATAATTCAAAAAAATAATTTTTACCTTTTGGCGTTCCAATAAAAACGCACCATCCTTTCCTATCTGCCAAAGATGGTCTTATGATTTCAGGAAATAGGTTTGGGGCAATACTTTGTGTTTCATCTAAAATACAACCGTCTAAAAATATACCTCTTAGAGCTTGGTCATTTTCAGCGCCAAGAATTGTAATCCTTGCACCATTTGGAAAGTCAGCTCTTAATTCTGATTCGTTAAACTTAACTCCTGGAATTTTACCACCAAAGGTTTTGATGTAATCCCAAGCTGTTGCCTTACCTTGTTTAAAAGTTGGAGAGATAAATGCGTACCTAGAATTTGGCTTCTTGGTGTACATCGCATCTCTAATCATGTGATTAATACACATCACAGTCTTACCAGCTCTTCGGTGCAAGACCAATACGGAGAATCGGTGCTTAGAGATTTTATCATGCAAAAATTTTTGCAATTCTCTTGGCTTGTATGGAATCTCAAATACTGGCATTTTTAAATAAAACCCCCCTATCCTTAATGGACAGTCATGGGTTTAGCAACTGGTATCTTATCTAGTTCTAGTTCTTCTGTAATGTGTTGGCTAAAGCACCAAGCATCTTCGTAATCTTCAAATCCATTGAACATAACTATTACTGAATTAGTCATATCGTCAACCATTACTAGAGCTTTGTATTTAGGGTTTTTCATTTGGGTTTTTGTAGTTTGTATGTGTGTACCTTCTAACGTTATATTGACGACGCCAGATTTTGCTTTGGGGTATGGTCTAAACAAAACCCCCCCTATTTGCCTTGTAAAACGTATGAAACGCCTGCTTGCCTGGCGCAATACAACCTATGCTGCATTTCCGATAATTGTTTGTTATCACCAGTTTTAGACAATAGCTTGTCAACAGCGCAGTAATTCTATCGTAGGTTGCTAATGATAATTCTGGGTTATCAATAGTAATAATGTTTTTAGCTTATAGGTTGCATGTGCAACGTTGTGTCTGAACTTTGCAATTATCCTACAAACAAATCAATAAAATCAACAGCTTTAATTAAAAAACAACTAATAATTAATCTTGCCACTTAATGATTATTGGGTCTTTATTATTACCAGAAAGACTTAAATTATCCTTTTTAGCATATACTTTTGAAGCTATTCTCTCACTCTTCCATTTCGCCAAATCTAAATATGCTTTGATTAAATGTGTTTGGGCTAAGTCCGGTCTCAAGTTCTTGTCTGTTTCGTTCTGCGATTTATTAATACTTTTATTTATATACTCTTCAGCATTAGCTAAAAGATATTCGCAACCGTCTTGCTTGGCTTGTGTATATTTCTCTCTTCGTTCTGGGTATTTGTTTATCCATTGTCTAAAACATTCCCAAGTTGGTCGCTCTGGTCTCTCTTTAGTGTTTAGCACTTCTCTGATAGATTGACCTTCTGCCAGCTCCTGACATATTTGGTCAAATAATATTTCTGTGTATTTTGTTTTATTAGCCATGTTTATGTTCCTATTATGTTCCTGTTGATAAGTATATTAAAATAATGTGTTTAAGTGTATTGACAGTCTATTTACAATATGATTTACTCCGAATCACTTAAACAATAACTACGGAGATAAAATGAAAAAAACAATATCTTTACCTAAAATTGATTTTAACAATATAGGTAAGAAAATAAATGCAGTTGACTTAGAAATAAGTTTTGAAAACGGTTGTTTTGCTGCAAGCGGTACAGTTTGGAATAATATTAAATCTGATTGTATTGCAGCAGGTCAAATGCTTGGAGAAATTTCAAAATTTTATCCAAACAATAAACTTGTTAAAAAAATAGTAAGTATTTGGAGTCAATACCATTTAAACGATTTAACTCCAGGTTCTCCTAAACAAATGGCTTATTTAAAATCATTATCTAAACCATCTGACGCAGAGTTTTACACTTGGGAGTGTGAACAGCTTAAAAAGGTTGATTTGTTAATTGATAAATCTTTTTTTCATAACAACGAACCTTATAAATACGGTTCAGCTTGGTTAAAAACTGAAATACCTGAAAATGTTCAGCAAGAAATATTTTCAATTATAAATGAAAATAAACAAGCAGCTTAACAATTAACCGGAGATATAAACAATGTACTTAACAACTAAAGAATATAAGAAAGCTAAAAAACAAAAATACAAGTTTAAAAAGTTAACCGACTTAGGATTTAAGAAGCTGCCAACTGATGACGGCTTTGTAATGTTTGAGTTAAATCCTGCAACACTTAACAAAGGTAATAAATAAATGATTGAAGCTGTAAAATGTAATGATTGTCAATTTATTGGCGAAGAGGATAACTTAGAAATATTAAAAGACAATACAGAATATTTTAAAGGGTGTCCAAATTGTAAAACAGACTCATACTTAATTGATGTTGAAACAATCAAGGAGCTAAACTAATGAACGAAGATCTTAAACAATGCTTGCTTGCAATAGGTGTTATTGCTGCTGCATATTCTTCTATGTATTTATTTTATTATGTAAGTAAATATTTAGACCTTATTAACTAACATATTAAAATGGATAATGGTTCACCGGCGATAGCTTTAATAATATTTGGTATTAATGTTTTAATATTATTAATTTATTATTTAACTATCTAATCTCATCAAGTGGAGTATCGGATAACAATGTATATGGAGAGCAACACTCCACTTGAAACCTTAATTTAATCTATATGTTTAGGGGATAAAAAGAGAGATTTAAGATTAAGATTATATTGAATATAGAAATACCAATACTATCAGATTTCTGTACCTAAAATGTTCTTTTTGTCAATCAATAAAAAATAAATATTAGTTGCCAGGCGATACTAAACTTTGATAACCTACTCTGTTCACTAAATTGCAAGCATCAAATAGAGCTAGTCTATACCTATATTTCAATTGGTTATAAGTTAAATCTAAATACATTCTATTAAGTTTATTAATGCTTAATCTCTCCGGAAAGTTCCTTAAAGATAATAACTCCCTATTCTCCTTATCTAATTTTAGTAAAGTAAAGATTACTAATTCATATATTGATAGCTGCTTAGGCGTTGCTTTAAGGTTCTTATTTTTCTTATCATAATATCCCCAATCTTTACTATCATAATGGACTGTTCCTATTATCTTGAACATAGAAGGTGATCTATTATTTTTAACACCAGGTATTATCTTCTCAACGAATGAAGCTGTGCTTAGGTAGTTATCAAATTCATCTATTGTTATAGGAGTGTTAATCATTTTTTGGCGCAGCAGTTCCCTTGTATCATGGCTAAATAGTACCTACCATATCTTGATATAAATACAATTGGTCTAGCAGTTATCCCCCCTTTAATAAACAAACAATAATCTCAGGAGAGCTAGCTATACTTTAGTCTGATTGCTTATGCTTATATAAGCATATAAGCATATATAAGCATATATACTTAAATATACTAATAAGATTATATATAGGTATATATATATAGGTATATATAATGTCCAAATTTTGGACTACCCCTGTTCAATTTTTGGACTACCCCCCCTAAATAATATTGATAACGTTAGCTGATTTAGATGTATGCTTTTTAGTAGATTTCTTTTTAATACCTACCTTAATAAACTTACGGAACTGATTATTACGCTTAATAGACTCCTGGCGTTTTGATTTATCCAATGTGTAAGTTGATGTCTGTTCTAAATGGGTCTTAAATCTTGCAACGTACCCCAAATTTTGCAAGCGATCCAAATACTTGATGATTGTACCCCTAGACTTAATCCCTGTACGTTCTTGTAGGTATTTAAGCGATACCCTAATACCTCTTGGAGCATGCTCAAACGACTTTAAGATAACGTAGATAATCTTCTCATGGGAATTGAGTTCAAAAGAATCTAATATATCTTTAGTTATCTTCTCAAATTTAATTGTTATCGGTTTCATTTCTGTACTTTAAAATCGGCTTCAAGTTCTAATTTTAATTTACTAAAACTATTCCATATCTCAAAGTAAGGAAACCACAGTCCATTTTTTTGGGCTTTGCAACTAATATGATGAATGATTGTAGTGTGGTCTCTGCCTGCCAAAATTTCCCCAATGTTATGCAACGAATAAGGAGTTAGTTCTTTTAATAAATTTATAGCAACACTTCTTGCAATAACTAAATGCCTATCCCTTTTATCTGACAACATTAAATTAATATCAACCCCAAAATGATTTGCACTTCTGTAAAGAATAGCATCTATGATTGGACTAACTTTTGTTATCTTAACATTGCGCTTCCTAGAAAAATCCATAGCTTTGTAATTGCCAATGTGCTGCAATGCCAAACGATAACCTGTTTTAAATCCTGCTTTAAAAAAATTAGAATCAGATGCATCTAACTTCTGATACATAGTAGGTTGGATTAAACTTCTAATTTCCTTACGCCATACATTTTCTGGTTTTGGTCTCATTGTTTTATCCCCATCGTTAAGTTAAAACTTTCTTTTCTTCATGTAAAAATCTTGATTTTTTTGTCTCTGCTTTCTTATCACAGCTTCCTTTAAACATCTTATACAATAATCCTTGCCGTCAAATTCAACCTCTGCCTGGAATACACAATCACAGCATAATGGAAACTCATTGTTTTTATTTTCCATCATTTTAAATACTCACTAATAATTTCTGAAGATAATAGTTTAATAATCTTTCTGTATTCTTCTGTGTCTAATAAATCATACACAGCTAAACGCTGTATCAATGTAAGTTCATCTACTTTAAATTTAAAAACTTCTAAGTTAATCAGCTTCTCTCTCAATGCTTTAGTAGCAACAGGATCAATCCTTGCCATGTCCAATGCTTCATTGAGCGTCATTTTAAACTGCTTTTCTTGTTTCACAGGCATATAATAATACTTCTTGGTTTCTAAAAAATGTTCCTTGTTGTTTATTACCTTTGTAATTTCTAACTGTTCTTGAATAAGTTAAGTTATCAAACAACCTATCGCATTGATAAGCAGAGTTATCATTATAAAAATCAAACGTCATAATGTTTCCGTTCATCAATAAAATAGTTAAAACTAATTTCATCCTAATATCAAAATCAAAATAAGAATAAAAACAATTGAGATAAACTTTAGTCTTGTTTTATTAAGACGCTTATCTTCAGCATACGTTTTTTTCTCATTAATTTTTTGCATATTAAAATCAGATATAATTTTGTGTTGTTGTTTATAATAAGCGTTTATGTCCATAAGAGTCTATAAAAATATTACAACAAACAAACAGAATGAAATGATTGCTGTGTATAATATTACTTTTTTTGTAAGT